GCAGGCGTCCAGACGTTGCTCTGTTCCTGGTCTGAGAACGCAACCTTATTGCCAACACCACCAGCGCCGAGCGCAAACACGAACCGCTCAGAGCTCACGACAACCGCGTTGTTGCCGGTAGGCGCGTTGCTCAGTAGCGCAGCTGCAGACGCCGGGCTGTTGGCCCATTGATAGATTTTGCCGTCGCTCGTCGCTGACGCAATAACGTACTCGCCAAACGTGTCTAGCGACCAGGTCGTTGCCGGCGTGTATGCGCCGCTGTCTGGCCTCGGCGTGTTCCAAGTGCTTGCGCCCCACGTCAGACCGCCATAGCCAAGGTTCTGCACTGCGTCGGCGTTGCCTGTTGTGAAGCCAGTGGGCGTGATGTCTGTGACCGTGTTGTCTTCGCCGATGAAGTACAGGTTTGTGTGCGTGCCTGCGACCGTGCGCCGGTTGCGGCTGTTATCGAGGTATGCGATTAGAGCGCGGCAAACGCCGCTCATCGCCGAAGTTGTGCGAGCTCGCCAGCCGCCTACCGGCTGCAACGCGCCTTCGTACCACCTGACTAAATTTGCATCACTCCAGGTATTGGCCTGCTGCAAATCGGTGCCGTTCTTAACGACGCCTGGTGGTGGTGCGATGTTAAGCAATGACACGGTATTCACCTGTTTCGATCATGTCACAGAGCTCATCGCTTCTGTAACCAACCTGCTCTGCCCAGCGGCTGGCGTTAAATTCGGTACTGGCCCAGTAGTAGTCGCCCGACTCCATAGCGGCTAGCGCCTTTTTGAAGCCAAGCAATTTGGTTATGCCTAAGTTGAATGCAATGTCGATCATTGCTTCACGCCTCACGCTGTCCAGATTTCTGTACCAGCTGAAACGATCGGTGAGCTCTTGCTCAACGCGCTTGATGTCGTTTGCGAGCAGCATGTCGATCTCGGAGTCTGTCAGGCCAATGCCTCCGTTCTCGTCAATGTTACGGCCAACGCCCACCGTTACCTTGCCGGCGCTGCACTTGTAGGCATGGCTTTTCACGCCTTCGTGGCGCTTGAGCATTTTGATCAGTCGCTCGCTCATTTTTCGCTCGCCTTATGTGACGCACCAAAATAAAAAGCGCTGATGGTGGATAGCACTCCGAAAAGGTTACCCAGCACCAGCGAAACTATAGTGTCGCTGTTGGCGTCTGGCGGCTGCACCGTGACCATCGTTATGTAGCCGCCGACAAAGAGCACCATCAAAATCGCAATGATTTTTGGCGTCCAATCCCCCGCAAAACTTTTGCGCGCGTGCTGAGTGTCGGCCGTCTGTAAGGCGAACACATCAACGTCCAGTTTTTTCATTTGCACGGCAAAGTCGTTATCTGCGCGCTTGATCTCTGCCAGCTGCTCTGGCGTTGCGTTTTGCACTGCCTGCTGCAAAGCCTTGGGCTCTGGCTCGCAATTGAGCACCTTTGCAATAGCTGACGCTGCGGTGCCTGCCAACGGGCCACCGAGTGCTTGCGCCACGGTAGGCGCTAGGCTGCCGATGATTCCTTTTATTGCGTCAAACTTCATTCGTTAGTCCCATGTTTGTGTATTTCTGGGCATTCGTTTCGGGATGCAGTAGGCGGTTATGTTTTCCTGTTTTTGCACCCTGCGGTCTCTTACTAAATCCACCTTCCCGGTTTCTATGTATCTGGCGAAGATGTTGCATCTGGCTATGTCACGATAAAAAAACTGATCTTTTATTGGCTCGCCGTTTACGATGACGACCAGTAAGAACAGCATCATTATCCGTACACTCTAATCATCACAATCAACCCCAAACCAATAATGACTGCGCCTATTAATAATGTTGTGCCGCCCACAAGGATCTGGTTTATCAGATGCTGTCTGGCCTTTTTCTTGCGGGCAATCATCTTTAAGTGCGCTTGCCTGTCGTGTTCTTGTTGTGCTTTTGCGGCCTTAAAGTCATCTAACAGTTTAGGATCGGCGACAAGTAACAAATCATGTACGCTCTGCCAGTGCCGTTCATATTGCCTTTTCAACATTTGCAGCTTCAAGATTTCGTTCTGCGTTAATGGCTTAAAAGTGCTTTGTCTTCGCTGAGCCTCAAACTCAGTAATCCCCTCCCCAAAGTCAGAGATCATGCCCATCACTTGATGGACGCCTTGCCCTGTCTCGTTGACTTGAGAGATCAAGCCGTTAATGGCGCTCAGAGTGGCTGAAGCTGCCGCTATCGACTCAATTACCATGACTTAGCCCATAGACAATAAAAACGGCACCAAAACCGAGCCAAGCACTAAGGCGTAAAGGCCGAAGATCATCCGCTCAAGTTTCTCAAAATTCTTTGCGCCGCTATCAAGGCGGCGCTCGATGTTGCTGAATCGCTCAAGGCACAACGCCTCATGCGCTTCTATGCGAGCCAGCGCTGCTTGCGCTAATTCTTTTTGCGTGGGCCCAGCCACTAGGCCGACTCTTCCTCGGTCTCTTCAACGGCATGCACCAGGTCGTGCAGGTCGGCTTCCCAAGCCTTTATCACGCGCTCGCTCTCAATGAGCTGGATGTGCAAGCCCTGCTGTTGGTCGCGTAATGCGCGCACGCGCTGCACGATTATCTGCGCGTCTGGCTCTAAGTCGCTGAACTTAACTTCTGTGTCGCCGATTGTGATTACCGCGTCTTCCATGCTCTATTCCTTATGCCGCCCAGGGCGTGCCTGTGCCTTCTGTTGGCGTGATCTGTGCGTCGATGCTTGATTGAAGTCCAGCCTCTAGCGCAGCAACCGCATCGTCGCCCATCGCTGCTTTGAGCCAAGCAATACAATCGGCTTCTGTCACACTGTCGTAGGCCGTAAAACTTGAGGGATCTGGCGCCGCTAACCCTTGAGTGCCATAGCTGCCAGCGGCGTAGTCTTTGCCGCCACTTGTTTCTGCTGCATCGCATCGCCAATGCAGGTTGTTAATTACGTTGGTTAGGCCGTCTTGTGAAAGCACAAAATCGGTCTGTGAGATTAGATATGTAAATGTCGCCGCCATTAGTTGTTCTCCTAAAGTGCCGAAATTATGAAAGCGAGTAAGTTTTCGTAACAAACATTTAGTCTGGTCTGCTCACTGCCTTCATCGTCTGTTGTCGTTGTTGATTTGTAGACTTGATAGTCGTTAGGATCTAAGCCTTGAGCCGCGAACGCTTCTGCTAATTCCTGAGCAACGACACCAAAGTGAATGTTGGCGTTATCACCATCTTTCTCTACAGCATCAATGAACCTAAACGCTTTTAGAAGTCCTTTACAGGCTACTGCAACATTACGCTCTGCATCAGTTAAGTCTCTGATGTCTTGTTTCATGTTGCGGTCAGATGTTTGATATGTTGAGCCTGAGCGATAGACGTCTTTGAATCGGTAGCTTGAATCACCCAGATCAGCGTCAGCGTCCACAATTGCGCCAGCATTGTTCGTAGGTAGGATGCCGTTTGCATGGAAACGCAACCCGTTGTGTCCACTATCGGCAGAAGCAATGAATAGGTCGTTGGCAACCGTGCCAATCAAACCGCGAGCCGTTCCTGCTTGTCGAAGCTCAACCAAACTGCCTTGGTCAGTGTCTCTGTTAACGATTAAGACTTCGCCACCATCGCGTGAAAAAATAGCTGAGTCAGCGCCACGGATCGAATGCCCGGCACCTGTAGAACCAGCTGAAGTTCTGCCCACCAGCAAGTTGCCTGATGAGTCTATGCGCATGCGTTCTGTCGCGCCGTCAGAACCGTCAACGCCAAAAGCAATACCAGTGGTGACTGCAGAAATTCTGCCAGCAATAACCCCGGCTTTTGTGATCTGAACAGCAGTATCGCCAGTACCTGCTATGGCAATCTTTGCGCCTGCTGCAGATGGCGCTGTAGTCCGACCCACCAACAGTTCGCCCGTGCCGCCATCAATTCTCATGGCTTCGCCTACGGTCTTAACTCTGAAAATAAGACCATCGTCACCGTTTTTATTTTCTATATATCCGCCTTCGGCATCGGTATACATGCCAAGGCGAAAAGTGGTTGAGCCTCCAAATTGTAAAGCTGGGTTCGTTGCATCGCCAACGGCGCTTGCGGTGCCGATGTGCAAATCAGCGTTAGGGGAGGTTTGTCCGTCGATGCCAAGACGGCCTGCGCTCGTTATGCGCATGCGTTCTGTAGAGCCACCAGTTCCTATAATAGTGCTAGTACCATTTGCTCCAAAGAAAGCTCCTCCGCTGCTACCACTATCCTTAACAACTAGGTAAGCATTTGCATCACCACTGCTTTCAAATAAAGCAACTGTATCAGTTGTGCCGCTATCTACATGCAGTTTTTGACTAGGCGAACTAGTACCAATACCGACAAAACCATCAGACCCCTGCACAAATAAAGCGTTCGCTGAGTTGTCGCTTTCGACGCGGAAGTCAGAGTCTATTCCGGGATTGTTAATAACAACCTCTGTGGCGTTAGCCTCCATTCTTACCCTGTCGGTTCCTCCGACCATTGAGTGAATTTCAAAGTAGCCACTTTCAGAACCATCAGTAACGACCTGTGGATACGCCTGAAAGTGAGCGTATTCTGTTTTGTTCCCTCCGCTGTCTTCCCCAGAAAATAATACCTTTCCTAGAAGATCGAAGTTTCCGGGAGATGCTGAGTTTCTGAATAGATCCAAAACTGGCCCAACAGCAGAATCAGCGTCAGTGCTTGCGAGAGTAAGTTGTGTTGTGTTGTCGGCAGTTGTGAATGTCGCAGAAGTTCCAGTCAGTGCGCCTGTAAGAGCAAGAGTAGAAAGCGATCCCTCCAACCCACTTAACGCATCCGTTACGGCAGCGCCAGAACCTGCGCCGTCTGTGACGATCATCTTTGTACTACCCGCAGCAACAGCGACGTTAGCGCCAGAGCCTTGGGTGAATGTCAGAGTGAAAGACGTTTCGTTGCTGATGATCCAGACCTTGCTAATCGTGTTAGGAGCAAGCGTCACGGTGCAGGCTTGGCCGCCGCCAGTGCACTTCAAATACATACTTCTGGCTTCGTCGGCAGTGCCGTCAGCCAGAGTAATTGTGTGAGTCGATGCGTCAGGTATCGCTTCACTACCCAAGCTAAATGCAGCAGCAATGTTGCTGATGGTGGTATTTAAGAGTGTTCCCCATTGACCACTGTTAGCGCCACTCTCTTGTAGCCGCAAACGCAAATCGTTAGTGAATGTGTCAGCCATTTTTTGCCCCTACGCTGCCTGTTGCCAGCTTGTGCTGGCATCAGGCTGTTGTGTGTAATTAGTAGATACGGATGCTTGGTCTGACCAGCTGTCACTCGCTGGCGTTTCTTTTTGCCACTTGATCTCGCCGTTAGCAGAAATAACGCTTGTGGCATTCAGCGCCGCAGCAGCTGCCCTTATTTGACCACCGCCAGCGGTAACGCTCGATGCTGCTGCGATAGCAGCAGCAGAGGAGATTGTTGTGGATGCTGAAGCGCTAATTGCGCTTTGAGCAGAAATCGAGGCGCTACTGGTTTTGAATGTAAGCGCCGATGCTGAAAGCGCAGATGAAGCGGCGATTAAGGCCTGCGCACTTCTAAATCTGTTTGCGCTTGACGAAATTCCAGAAGACGCATTAATCGTAGCAGCGCCAACGCTCACCAACCCGCCGCTCGCGGCAACGCTTGACGTTGCAGAGATCGCGGCAGCAGCAGACGTTATCGAAACTGCGTCTGCGCTGAAATTGCTTGTCGCCCCCATAGCCGCGCTTCCAGCAATCGCGGTGACGGCAGATGATGCTATGGTTGAGGACGCAGTTATTAGCGCTTGTACGTTTTGGAATTTTTGCGCAGAGGCAGTAATCGTTGCAGCACTCTCAAGTGCTGCACTGCCAGATATGGTTCTCTCAGCGTTTGCGCTTACCGCCGATAACGCTGTTATTGCAGCCGAGGCAGTAGTGACTGATTGACCAGCCGCAGTGACGCCTGACGACGCTCCAATTAACGCAGCGCCAGGTCGCAGTCGTTGAGCAGCAGCCGAAAGGCTTGCATTGCCCGCTATTGCAGCACTAGCCGACCTGATTGCCTCGCTGGTAGCGGAAACTAACGAAGAAGCTGAAATCGTAGCGCTTGCCGCTACCACAGTTGCAGAGTCGGCGGTTATAGCAGAAGAGGCTGCGACTAACGCCTGAGCATGTCTAAGCCTTTGCGCAGCAGCTGAGATACCTGATGAGCCAGCAATTGCAGAGCTCGTAGTCCTTGTTCGATTTGCGCTTGCAGATAGCGCCGAAGCTGCTGCAATCGTAGCCGCAGCGCTTGTGACTGTTTCAGCGGATGCTGAAATACTAGAGCTTGCCGAAATCGTCGCAGCCGATGGTGTAATGACTTCAGCCGATGCTGAAACGTTAGAAGACGCTGCGATGAGCGCTTGGACATCTCTAAACCGCTGGCCAGCAGCCGTGATAGTTGAAGACCCAGAAATTCCCGCGCTTGCCGTCCTAGCGCGAAGACCACTGGCGGCAACCACAGAAGAAGCACTGAGAGTTGCCGAAGCGACTGCCACCAGTTGCGAAGCCGCCGCCACAGCCGAAGAAGAAGCGATAGTAGCTGCAGCATCAACATACGACCATTCGCCATAGCGCCCTTCGCCATAACTTCCGTAATTCCAACCTTGCTGGCTCATTAGTCTAACGTAATGTCTACGTCGCCCGCAGGGAAGCGGAAAACATCGCCGGTCTCGATTGTTCTGCTTGATGTCAGGTTAGACCACCCCAACAAATTACCACTGCTGTTTTGGTCGAAGACACCAACAGCAACGATAGTTCCCCAGTTGCCCGTTGCCGTCGGAAAATCTACAGCAGATGAGTTAGTAGACGCCGCGCCAGTCGTGGTAAAGGCAGCACTTTGTCGGGCGTAAGCGCTTCCAGAAAGTTCAGTACCACCACCAGCGTCCGTTGGAGCGCTGGTGAATAGGCCGAGGTATACAGTGCTAGGGCTAGTATAAGCCGTATTGCTAAATGCATGAGCTAACAATTTGTTTTCGAGATAGTCAGAAAATCCAGCCATTTTAAAATCCTCTAGTTGAGCGCAGCCGCTCTCATTTTGACGCTGGTCTGGCCAGCCGTTCGTTGGTTGCTCACTTCCAGATCATCAATCGCTCGCTGGTACAGGCTTGCCCATACGGTTATGCGCTCGTCGTTCTGCAGGTACGGTGCGCTCTGCATCAACGTGCCGTAGAGATAGATGTCTGGATTGTGCGTGAGCAGCCAGTTGCTTGTGTTCGTGTCAGACAAAGCCGCGATCTTGGCGTAGTAGACAAGCTCTGCCGTGTACCCGGTCGCCGTGTTGTCTGGTGATGGAAATACCTGTATCTCAGTACCAACGTGGCTGTAGCGCGATGGCGTGCCCGTTGCACTACTGCCAGACTTCAGCGCGTTAAGCGCCTCGTTCGTGACAAACTCCATCTGCGTTACTGGGTTAGTCTCTAAGATAAGACTGACCGTCTGTATCCAATCTGCCGGGGTTGCGCTGTACTCGCTGTCGATCGTCGCCTGAGATCGAGTGATCATGTAGCGATGGCGGATGCTGCGATTAAACTGCGATTCCGCCAAAGCCACAAAGTCACCTATCGCACTCGTCAGATCCGTGCGGTTGAGCCAATCGGCTACGCTCGCCTGGAGCTCTGAGTACGTTGCGATCGCCATCAGATACGCGCGTCTCGCGTGCGGAACGCGCGGTTATCTGGGTCGTTAAGCCATGCCCGCATCTTTTTAGGATCGTCGGCAATGCCTCTCGCCTTTAGGTCGTACAGAACGCTCAA